TAAACAAGGTGAGACTTGGGATGAGCAGGGTAAAGGCTGGCAAGCGTGGAATGGTTGGGGAGGTGATGCAGGCTTCGCTTGGAGTAGAAAGATTGTCAAACAGATGAACTCAGCAGATGATAAAGCAAACTCACTCAGAGCTTATGGTGAGGCTCTCCAACTCTCAGAGACTCCTAGCTATGATGTTCCTGATGGTTTGACCATTGGCCGACCTTTTAAAACTCTTGGTCTAGGTCAAGTCTCATCTCGTATGAATGGTGAGAACATAGGCCAAGAGATCACCTCTGAGATGCTCTCAGAAATGCTTCGAGTTTATCAAGAGCGTAGAGAAGCAGATCCAGTCATCATTGACTGGCAACATGCCACATCACCGTTTCAGGGTGGGCCTCCAGCTCCACCGGAGAGCGGGAACGCGCTAGGTATGATCATAGATTTAGAACTTAGAGAGGATGGTCTTTACGCTGTCCCTGCATACAATGAGCGCGGCTTGAAAGTCGTCTCTGAGGCTGGCGGCGTGCTTTGGTCCTCTCCTGAGTTTATCACTGGTGAGGTATTCAACCGTCTTGGCGGTGAAAAGATTGGGGATGCCCAATTACTCGCTATCACATTAACCCCCCGACCTGCTCAGCTACACGCTCAAATAGATCGGGTCACCCTTAACGAAAGGTTAGAGATGGACAACTTAGAATCCATGTCAGATCAAGAATTGCGTGAGGCACTCAAGGCCGAAAAAGAAATGAGAAAGGAGCTAGAGCGTAAGATTTCCGAAATGCAGGAAGACGCTGAAGCTTCACTCAAAGCTGAATCAGATGACTCAGCTAAGATGGCTGAAGAGGACGACGACAAGAAAAAGAAGATGGCTGAAGAGGATGATAAATCCAAAATGGCTGAAGAGGACGAAGACAAGAAAAAGAAAAAGATGAATGACAACTACAACAAGATGTCAGAATCCCCAGCTCTTCTCTCAGAGGTCGCGTCTCTTCGTGAGACTGTCGCGACCCTCACCGCCGAGCGTGATGCTTCACTTAAGAAGCAAGCGGTGAACGCTCTTCTCTCAGAAGGCTCTATTTCACCAGCTGAAGAAAGTGTAGCTGGTAAGGCTTGGGAACTCCGAGACCTACAGCCTGAGTTTTGGGCATTCTTCAGCGAGCGCAAGCCATCACAAGCTGTTCCTCTAAATGAGGTTGGGCATGGTGCAAGCGGCGAAGAGATCAATCAACAATCCCTTAATGAGCGTGTTACAACTACCGCTAAAAATGAGGGCATCACTTATTCAGAGGCTCTCGCGAAAGTTCGACGTGAGAACCCTGATTTCTACAATCAAGCTTTTGGAGGTTAAGTCATGGCTAATACAGACAACCTTGTTTCATTCGTAGCTGGTGAGGCTATTACTGAGTTCGCTATTGTCTCTCTTAATGGAGATGGCAAGGTGGTGATTACTGATGCTGCTACTGATAATAATGTAGTGGGTGTAGCACAACGCGCTTGCTCAGCAGGTGAGGCCGTTGACGTGCTCATCTATGGCATTACTCGCGTTATTGCAGGACAGTCTTTGACTTTCAATTCCACCCCCATCTTGGCGGCTATTACTGATGGTAAAGTTCAAGCTTGTGAAGCCGCTGATACTACCTTCTTCCCCATCGCTCGCGTTATCCCGAACATCAACCAAAAGACCGCCTCGGCAGGTGATCAAATTAAGGTTATGTTCGTTGGCCCTACCAGCTTAGTATAAGGAGGCTGAAACATGGCTAGCTCATATTCTAATTTACATCCAGTAGACCAAATCCTAACCAACCTCGTAGTTGAGGCGGTTCCTAGTGATGATCAACTTATCGCTGACAAAGTTTTTGAACCCATCGTCGTTCCTGAGCGTTCCGGCACTATCCTCCTCGAGGAGACCCGTAACTTTATGGGAGCTGGTGCAGGGCTTGACCTCGAGCGCGCTCCAGGTTCATCACGTGCTACAATTGGTGGTTTTGATCGTACTTCACAGACTTTCAAAGCTAAGATCTACGCGGCTTCTGACTCTATCGCTATGGAGGACATCTTCGATTCTCAGTATCCTGGGAGCGAAGAACAACGACTAGCGCGTAAAGTTGCCCGAGTGATGAAGCTTGCAAAAGAGAAACGCGCGGCTGATCTCTTATTTGATGCTACCTCTTTCAACACCTCAGCGGCTTCAGCTACTTTTGACGCTACAGGTGCAGAGCCTCTATCAGAGCTTCATCAACTTAAAGATACAGTATTCGAGGCGGCCCACGGCATCAACCCCGACACGCTTATCTTTGGTCGTAAGACTTTTCGAGCTTTAGCGCGTAACCCTGAGGTTCGTGGCTATGTTGGTACCTTGGCTAATGGTGTAGCTTCAGGCAACCTCATTCTCAGTGATGAGGCAGTCATTGAAGTACTTCGCTCAGTACTCGGTATCCCCAACATCTACGTTGGTGCAGCTCGTCAAGATACTGCTGTGCCTGGTGCTACTAGCTCAGAGGGTTACATTTGGGGTGGCGACAAGCTCTTTATGGGTATCCTTCGTGGTGCTGATGCCATCGTACAAAAAAGCGGTAATGTTAAGGGGATGCCTGTAGCCGCTCTCAATTTCCAGTTTGGAAGCATGGTAGCTGGTCAATATGACTCACTAGATAAGACCCGTCGCTATGTCTACGCTGAGGAGGTTTCTCAGTATAAAGCCATCGATTCTACCCTCGGCCACGTCCTAACTGGCACCCATAGCTAAGATGAATGAGCTACTTAGGGCCTACCTCTTAGCAGAAGAGGACGCGGATATAAAAGCCATCGAAGACTTGAACAATCAAGTTAAGGGCTCGCGTGACCCAGTAGCAAAACTCATCAGAGCTAGACGAGATCAACTGAAGGCTGAAGTGCAAGCGG